GCGATTCAAAAGGAAAGCGAACGGCGTCAAAATGAAGAATGGACGCGGCGGCATGACTACGATGTCGCGAGCCGCCCCCCAGTGTCGCCTGTGTCACAAATTCCGACGCCTTCTACGGATAACAAGATCAAAATAGGCGGCGACAGAGCCTCCGATTATCTGATCGAAACTGGCGATCTGGCTGGCCGCTACGTTATTCCTGTCGGTGGTCGATATAAACTGGCTCCACAAGGCTGGGTGCCGGCTGGTTTAACCGAAGATTTATTTGCCGGTCTTGCTTCTGAAGTCGAAGGCGTCACTTCTAGCATTTGGCACCGCACCTGGCCGGTCGTTTCCGTTGCTAAAGACGGAACCGTGAGGCTCCCCCAAGCCAGTAAAGCGGATAACACGCCGCTCCGCCTCGATATTCCCATTTCACCCTAACTGCATAAAAGGAAAAAATATGCAAATCCCAAAGCAGCACTCCACGGCTATTCGGCCTACGCAAGTCTGGCCTGAAAAACAACGGAAAGGCCCCGTTCAACATGCCAGAACGCGTCGAGCCGATAAAATTTCGGTCGTTACTTCCGACTATGGCGGAAACCTGACTCCGCTTAAAATGGTCCCATTGCTTCGCGAAGACGGGGTTTTAAACTCCCGTATTAATGTGAACGTTCAAATGTCCGAGACAGCGGATATGCTTCTGAACCCAGTTCGCGTTTCTGCAATGGCTTATCTTGTTCCGAAATTGGCGCTCGAGCGTTTTCAGGATATGGGTTCAATCGACCGTAGCTATAACGGTCAACAAGAAATTGACGGTAGCGTTATTCCTTGGTTTGAACCCCTGGCCTATAACTCTGCTAGCTACATTTGGCAAAAACTCGGCCTTCACGCGCCTGACGGTGAATTTATCAACACCGACTATCTCGAAAGTTTCAACTGCGTTTGGAACTATATTGCGCGTCAACGGTCAAACTCTCTGACTGAAAGAGACCGTTTGGCTGGCGCTAGTGCGCCTGCCTTCTGGGAACATACCCAGATGAAACACGTTGTACCGACCTTCGACGCCGCAATGGTAGAAGGCGAAATTCCCATTAGTTTCTCGTCTGGCGGCGATCTGCCGCTCAAATCGGTTGGGGCCGGTCGTTTTGTTGAAGGTGCGTCTTATGCTCCCACAAACAATGATCCAGCCTCCGCGCCACCGTTAGACGGCGACGGCGATTACGATTGGACCTCTAAAGTCTGGGCTGAACTTCAAGAGGGTTCTGTGAACATCTCCCTCGCCAACATTCAGCAAGCGACCGAAACTCGCGCGTGGGCGAAACTCCGCGCGGAATATCAGGGCGTTTCTGAGGATTGGATGATTGACCAACTGCTGTCGGGTATCCGTCTTAATGATGAGGCTTTGAAAAGCCCTATTCTTCTGGATCATACCGATACGATTGTCGGTATGAATGAGCGGTACGCGACTGACGGGGAGAACCTTTCTAAGTCTGTCGCTGACGGGCGTACTGCCCTTTCACTGAACTTGCGTGCTCCCGCCATCCAATGCGGAGGCACTATCGTGATTGTCGGGCAAGTCCTTCCGGAAATGATTTATGAGCGTCAGCGGGATTACTACTTCCGTGCTCAAGAAGTGCGCGATCTTCCGAACCGCACGTCTGACGAACTTGATCCGCAACCTGTAGCATTGGTCACTAACGGTGAAATAGATGAAAGTCATAGTCTTCCGACTGATCTCTTTGGGTACGCTCCTCTTAACCACGAGTGGCTGCGTGCAGCCCCTAACGTTGGCGGTAAATACTTCAGGCCATCAGCAACTGACCCTTGGAACGAGAACCGAAACCGTATCTGGTCCACCGAAGTCGTCGATCCGACCCTCGGCCCGGATTTCTACATCTCGTCCACGATCAGCCACGAAGTGTTTGCCGATCAAAACACGGACCCCTTTGAATGGTGGCTTGCCGGTGACGTGCAAATCCAAGGATTGACCTATTTTGGTCCAATGCTCGAAGAGGCCCAGGGCGATTACGATGCTATAATCGACCAAGTCCCTCAGGATCGCCTGGTGGGCGATGGAAGCGACGTGGCCTCATGAAAACCAATCCTAAAGAATGGATTGAATGGGACCAAAGTGAACCCCTGCCTTTCGAGGCGGGGGTTACGATTGAGGTTCGTTCAGAAACTCCGGTAGTCGTTACAACCTCCTACGGTCTTCTGGTTGGTGCGGGGGATTACACCTGCACTTCAGAGGTCACCGGCGATGGTGAATTGAACTTTAAAAGTGAAAGTCCCGTATTCATAAAACCATCGGCTCGTGTTCAAGATAGGATCGCCCAAAGTGAAGAAGTCTTCACGTCTTTGGATCGTCCCGCTCCTCTGACCCCTGAAATGATGGCCATTTCGCGGATGCTTCGTCAAAACGAAATCCAACGCGAAAAGGACCGTGCAAGAATGGAACAACTTTATGCTGATAGATCCGCAAGCCTCTCTGGAGGAAAACCTGAAAAACCTGCAAAGGAAAAAACCGCCGGTAAAACGGAAGCGGTACGCGAAAACCCTTCCGGAGGCGATACAGACACTGAAATCCCCTCAGATGATTCCCGCGGCTCGGATGCTGAAACCGATAGGGTATCTGACGGAAAATCCGCTGATAAGAGCGGCGGAAAAGGTGATAACTGACGCTCACGAACTGGGGATTCCTTTGGTGGGCGATTTAGTGCTTTCTCGGCACGGGCCGCCTATCCTCCAGGTCATGCACTACAACTACGGCAAAGACCTCAGTTTGAGCGAATTGCGCGTCCTTCAGCAAATGGTGCGCGTTTCTACGCTCAAAAAGGACGTAGTTGCCTCCTATACGTTGCATACGATGGATTTCGGTTTGATACCGAAAGAAAATCCCGTAGTGCCTGAAGATGGCCTTTACGCCTGGCAGGATGCTTCCGTATGGCCAGATCAAGAAGCGTTTCACGCAACTCGCGCCGCGATATTTAGATTCGCGCCGCATCTCGATACACCTCCGTAGGCACAACGGACGGTGTTTAACGCCACCTCTCCAATTAGCTATTGGTAGGGGTGGCGTATTCACATCCCTTGACCTCTGTAGCATAACTGACACCACAACGCGGAAACCCCCTTCTACATGTGCCAAAAACCCTTACTGATAAATGGAAGATACCAGGGTGAAATTATGACTGCTCAATGCCGCATCTGCGATGAATGCATCGCCGCAAGAAAGCGGCACTGGGTCGGGCGTATGCTTGCCGAAGAACAAACCTGTCATAGTGTTTGGTTCATGACCCTGACCTATGGAGGCGGCTATGATAATGACGCTGCCTACGTGATCGACTACACCCATGTCCAAAAACTTTTTAAAAGGCTCCGCCGTGCGGGTCACCGTTTTAAATATGTTGCTGTCGGAGAACACGGCACTTCGAAGGGTCGCGCTCACTTCCACATCATGATGTTCTGGCAGAACGAGCCCCCAGTGCCTCAATGGGATACCCTTTGGTGCTGGGAATTCTGGCCTTACGGCCACACAAACGTCCAAAAACCTCGTTCGAATCAAGGCTGTGCCGTTTACATCATGGATTATATGAACAAGGACAACCTTAAAGCTAACCTTATGAAATACTCGAAAAACCCGATGCTAGGCGAGGAGTATCTCCTCGAATACGCTCGGAATCATGCTAAACATGGTCTGGCCCTGTTCGCGCAAAGTGACCGATTTACTATCCCTAACAACGTGTCCAAAAGCGGCAAGCCGTTTTACTATCCCGTTGGGCGTCAATCTGCCATTTATAAGAAAATGCTTGATGCCTTCCTGCTTGAATGGTCTCTGAACCGTTCTAATCAAAGACTGAAATTAAGTGATGACCTGGTGGAGTACCTTGAAGACGTTTGCCAGCAAACCGACGATTATCCATTGCCCGTGCAGCAATACATTGCTGACCAATACGGGTATGAACCGATCGGTGATATCCCAGAAATGACGGTCGAAACGACCTATGCCTTTGAGCGTCTTAATCTGATCCATCGTTGTCCCTATACGAGGGTCGAAGTTTATAACAATGAAGGGAAAGTGATATGGCAAAGCGAAAATCTAAGGCTAAGCAACGGTCACGGAAAGCACCTCACCAACGTCGAAGTGGTGGAACAACTGGTCCAAATTTGGGACCGAATCCCCCTCCACTGTCAACCGTATCTCGAATCGGTGAAGTGTCTTATATCCGACGTGACCCCTATGTTCCGGTCCCTGGGTACAAACCCCAGGCGGGCGGGCTTATCGAAAAGGCTTCAACAACTGTTCGTCCCACGTCAAAACAACGTTCCGATCTCCAACGGCAGCGTTCCAAGACATTGCGCCCAAGGGGTACCCCCCTAAGCGTTAATGACCGTAAGTCGAAAGTCGAACTGTCTGCCTTCAACGCTCAACGTCGAAAAAACCGGAACTCTCCGGGCTTTTCTTACGACGTGGATTGCGTTCAGAAACCGTCTGGCGGGTCTGGTGCCCAGGCGCGGTGGAACCCAACGCCCAAACAAAAAGCGGACCAAAAGGTCCGCTCTAAAAAACAGCCGCATGCGCGTCGCTGGTGTTAGTTATGCAAAAAGGTCGGTCTGCCGACCTTTGCGACTGTCAAAGCATTGAACGTCAAAGTTCCAATTATCGCCTTTGCTGTCGCTATACTCCTTCCAATCTCGTGCCAACTGGGCCGCGTGTTCGCGTGAGTCGAATTCATCAGCGTAGTCCAGGTCGGCCCAGTCATTGCCTTTCAGGTATTGCGTCGTGCGTCGCCCGTCGTACCGTCTTATGAAATATGCCATGTCGATTGCTCCTTGTGCACTTCCCCCTTTCTTGTCTGTTACGTAGGGGGCATGGATGATGACGGGGCTTGCCCCCGTCCTTCATCCTTGGCCCGTGCCGAACGGACAAAGCGGACCGCTCAAGTTCGGATGTTGCGTCAGCTTGTCTGATGCTACGTCCGTTCTTGAACGGCCAAGAAATAGGGTCTGGGCATCTTTCTGATGCCCAGCTACCTTGCGCGTTTACGCGCACAAAACCACCCCCCTTGGGGGGCAGGGGGGGTAACCCGTCAACCCAAAAACCGCCGTTCCTTCTGTGCTCCCTTGCCGCGTGCAGCGCTCGGTCACACCGCCTCAAACAAAAACTAAAAAAAACAGGAAAACGGCAAAAAGCCTCGCCTGAGGAACCGATAGCGCAGCGTTGCGCCACTTGACGGAACCAAAAAAAACATCAAAGAATAAAAAAGTGCATATCTCGAAAGGAAATCTCATGGACCCAGTAACAACTGCCGCACTTATTCAAGGTGGCACCTCGTTACTTGGCGGTATGTTTAAAGACAAAGGGCCAAGCCTCAAAAAGCAACACCGTCTGCAACGCGAAAGCCAACTCGAACTCTCCCGCGAAAATCCGGCTGCTATTGTGGCCGGTGCTCAAAAAGCGGGATTTAACCCACTAACACTGCTTCGCGCCACTGGCGGCAATATGGGAACCACGCAAGCCACAATCTCACCGCTTAGCCAACGCTCTGCAATTGGCGACGCTATTGCACAATTCGGAGCCACATATGCGCAAGATGCGATTCAAAAGGAAAGCGAACGGCGTCAAAATGAAGAATGGACGCGGCGGCATGACTACGATGTCGCGAGCCGCCCCCC